GACCTTATCCTGCGTGTCGTCCCAAAAAAGTGGCGAGTAAAATAAGTAAAAAAGAAGCAGCTAAGAAAACAGGACCAGGACGTGTCGCTTGGTCTACAACAGCATCAGGAAAGAAAAGAACATGAAATTTGAAGCGTGTGCAGATTGCCCTAGCCCAGCTAAGTGTGCTAAACAGGGTTGTCAAAAAGGTAAGACTAAAATGTCGTATGGTGGTATGGCTAAGAAACCTATGAAGATGAATAGAGGCGGTTACTGTGGTGCATCTAACCCAGCGTCCAAACCTATGAAAAAAGGATAAATATATGGGTGGCTACATGGGTTATCCAGATCTTAGTAAATCTACAGTGATAGGTATTAGTGGTGCAAAAAAACTTGCAGAAGAACATGGTTTAGAAGTTGAACTCACAGAGAATGGAATAAAACTTATTGATCCTCAGGGACATACTCGTACTTACGGCGCTAATGTAAAAGCTGGGTCTGTTGGGGGTTTTCTAGGTTATAAAAAAGGTGGGTTTGTTAAAAAAATCATGAAGATGAATAAGGGTGGCTACTGCGGTGCGTCTAACCCAGCATCTCGCCCTATGAAAAAAGGATAGGTAGATGAAGGTTTATGAAAAATATAAAGATGCTCTAGAGAAGCACGGCTACACAGTAGATGTAGATGGTTGTGTTTGGGATGAGCGTGGCAATCAAGCGGCTATAGAAGATAGATTTGGTAATGCTTTTTGTAATGATCCAAATGTAACAGAAATTTGTAGAGCCGCTGAAGTTACTAAACCTAAGGCTAAGAAAAAGTCTAAAGCTCCTGAGGGTAAGAAACGTGCACGTACAGCTAAAGGTCACTATGTTAAGGATGATCCTAACACACCAGAGAATGAAGCGTGGGTTGATGAGTAATGAGCTTAGTTAATCAGGGCAAATCCTCACGTATGCGTTCTGTATACGGTCACAATACTGGTACAAGCATAGAAGATGTATATGTTTGTCCAGCTAACTGTGTTTCTGAAGTAACCTTTATCCATATAGTTAATGGTGAAAGTAGTGGAAATAATACAATTGATATAACTTGGTACGTAGCCGCTGATACCTATACCTCAAAGTTTTTAAACGATAAAACTATTTCACACAATGACTCAGTTAGCCATAGCAATATAGATCTAGTACTTCAAGCAGGGGATAAAATACAGGTAACCCCTTCTATTGCTGGTCACATTGATACTATTGTTACAGTAACTGAAACCTTTATACCTGTAGGTTAACGGGTATGCATAAACAGGTGTACTAAGTAATCACTAAATAAGTATAACTATCTCCGCACACAAACAAAGGAGATAGTGATGCTAAACTTTTTACAACGCGGCTTTAGGGCTGTACAAAGAACACAACAAGCAAGGGCTGATCTTTGGTTACTTAACAATATGAGTGACAGAGATTTACACGACATAGGCATTAGCCGTGGCGAGATAAGAGAGCATATATATGGCGAGAAATCTAACCGAAAAACAAAACAAGTTTCTTGAAGTACTATTCGATGAGGCTAATGGTGATGCTGTTGCAGCTAAAAGGTTGGCAGGTTACGGGGACAGCAGCAGCACTACAGCTATTGTTGAATCCCTAAAGGATGAGATAGGCGAGAAGACTCGTACTTATTTTGCCCGTACTGCCCCTAAAGCTGCAGTTGCTATGGTAGGTGCTCTTTCTGATCCTACTGAGCTAGGCATAAAAGAAAAAATGGTTGCAGCAAAAGACTTGCTAGACCGCGCTGGACTTGGTAAAGTAGATAAAGTGGATGTCACATCAAGCGGTGGCATCTTCTATCTACCACCAAAAGAAGGCACAAACGAATAAGTATTCCAACAAGAGACCTAGGATTCTGGCAATTACCAAAGCCAACCAAAGGCAAAGAAAAAGAGTGGCACACAATAGTTCGTGTTACAACAAAGATACCTTGGGGGTATGTCCTAGCTCCAGACAATGATAGGCTTCTGATACCTGTCCGTCTGGAGCTTGAAGCTTTAGATCTTGCAAAGAGACATCTTAAGCAGTATAGTTATCGTGCAGTAGCACAATGGCTGAGCAAAGAAACAGGTCGCTATATATCTCATATGGGACTAAAGAAGAGAATCGAAGTTGAGCAAAGACGTAGAAAAGCATCTGCTATTAAACGCAAGCTTGCCAAGTGGCTCGAAGAAACCCTTGAGGAAATCGAAAAGCTCGAAACCCAAGGTGTCGGAGCCTACAGAGATTCCAGTACAGGTAGTTGAACAAATAGAAATTACTAGAGATACTGTTCCAGCACAGGCTGTTGCTCCTGCGTATGATGAGGAGTTAGCACAAGATATAGTGTTTAAGCCTAACCCTGGCCCCCAGACCTCGTTTCTAAGTTCATCAGAGAGAGAAGTATTATATGGCGGCGCAGCTGGTGGAGGTAAATCATATGCTATGTTGGCTGATCCTCTACACGGACTAAACGATCCTAACTTCTCAGGATTGCTTGTACGTCATACTACAGAAGAACTTAGAGAGTTAATACAGAAGAGTCAAGAGTTATATCCTAAAGCTATACCGGGTATCAAATGGTCAGAACGTAAGTCACAGTGGACTTCACCTAGGGGTGGTAGACTCTGGATGTCTTACTTGGATAAAGATACTGACGTTACTAGATACCAAGGACAGGCTTTTAACTGGATAGGCTTTGACGAACTTACACAATGGTCGAGTCCCTACGCTTGGGACTACATGAGATCACGTTTACGTAGCTCAGCAAAGAACTTAGGTTTGTACATGAGAGCTACTACCAACCCAGGAGGTAGCGGTCACCAGTGGGTTAAGAAAATGTTTATTGATCCTGGACCATCTAATGAGCCGTTCTGGGCTACTAATGTTGAAACAGGTGATACAATTACATACCCTGTTGGACACAGTAAAGCAGGACAACCCTTGTTCAAACGTAGGTTTATACCTGCATCATTGTTTGACAACCCATATCTTGCTGAGGCAGGTGACTATGAAGCGATGCTATTGTCACTACCAGAACATCAAAGAAAGCAACTCTTAGAAGGTAACTGGGATATTAATGATGGAGCCGCTTTCCCAGAGTTTGACAGAACCAAACATGTCATTGACGCTTTTGAAGTTCCCGAAAGCTGGGCTAAGTTTAGAGCTTGTGACTACGGCTACGGATCTTATACAGGAGTTATCTGGTTTGCTGTTGCACCAGACGAGCAACTCATTGTTTATAGAGAGCTATATTGTTCTAAGGTTACAGCTACAGATCTAGCTGATATGATTTTAGACTTAGAGAAAAAAGATGGTGGTATGAGATACGGGGTGCTAGACTCTTCTTTGTGGCACAACCGTGGCGACACGGGACCATCACTAGCTGAGCAAATGATTATGAAGGGTTGTCGATGGCGACCATCTGATCGCTCTAGGGGTTCGCGTGTCGCAGGTAAAAACGAAATACATAGGCGGTTACAAGTCGATGAGTTTACTGAGAAGCCTAGATTAGTATTTATGAATAACTGCACAAACACTATAGCGCAGATACCAAGCATTCCTCTGGATAAGAGAAACCCAGAAGATGTAGACACTCACGCAGAGGATCACTTATACGATGCTTTGCGTTACGGTGTTATGACACGTCCACGCAGCAGCATTTGGGATTTCAACCCAGCAACACAACGCACAGGCTTTCAAGCTAGTGATACAACATTCGGGTATTAATAAATGGCAGAACAAGAAGAAATGTTTGAAACAGATGAAGTCGTAGCTGCAGAAAACAGTACGGATAAAATCTTTGAAGAAAAATCTAGTGTAGTAGCTTTTGTACAAGAGAGATACAATCGAGCAGAAGATGCACGTTACTCAGATGAACAACGCTGGTTAAAAGCTTACCGAAACTATAGGGGCTTATACGGCAAGGATGTACAGTTTACCGACACTGAAAAGTCTCGCGTATTTGTTAAGGTTACTAAGACTAAGACACTTGCTGCATACGGTCAGATTGTTGATGTACTATTTGGTAACAACAAGTTCCCACTATCAGTTAACCCTTCTGTATTACCTGATGGTGTAGCAGAAGCAGTACATATTAATATAGATCCTAAGGCTCAAGCTGCAGGTGATGCACTTAAACCTGTGACTGAAGATAAACCTTCTAGTTCTTATTTGCTCAACGGTGATACTTCTCTAAAACCTGGTGAGACCCTTATGGACTTACAGGCACGAATGGGTGGTTTAAAAAGTAAGCTAGAAGCTGTATCAGATAAGATTATTGAGGGTGATGGCACTACACCATCTACTGTATCGTTCCACCCAGCTATGATTGCAGCTAAGAAGATGGAAAAGAAAATCCATGACCAGCTACAAGAATCAGGTGCATCAACACACTTACGCTCTATGGCGTTTGAGATGGCGCTACTAGGCACAGGTGTTATGAAGGGTCCTTTCGCAGTAGATAAAGAATATCCTAACTGGAATGATGAGGGTGAATATGATCCTCTAGTAAAGACAGTACCTGAGTGTAGCCATGTTTCTTCTTGGGATTTCTACCCAGACCCAGAAGCTAAGTCTATGAATGATGCAGAATATACTGTTGAACGTCATAAGATGTCACGTACACAATTACGTTCTTTAAGAAGTCGTCCATACTTCATGTCTGATTCGGTTCAGCTGGCTGTAGATAAAGGGCCTGACTACATACAGAAATACTGGGAAATGACTATGGAGGACGATGATACACAACCATCCTCTGAGCGTTGGGAAGTATTAGAGTTCTGGGGTTACGTAGACATTGAACTACTTGAAGAGCATGGTGTTAATATACCCAGCGAACTAAAAGAATTAGATGAGGTTAACTGTAACGTATGGGTATGTAATGGTGAAGTACTACGATTTGTACTGAACCCATTCAAACCTACTCGTATTCCTTACTATGCAGTTCCTTACGAGCATAACCCTTACAGCTTCTTTGGTGTAGGTATTGCTGAGAATATGGATGATACACAGACATTAATGAATGGCTTTATGCGTATGGCTATTGACAATGCTGCACTATCTGGTAATCTTATTATAGAAGTAGACGAGACCAACTTAACACCGGGACAAGACTTATCTGTATACCCGGGCAAGGTCTTCCGCAGGGCTGGGGGTGCACCAGGACAAGCCATCTTTGGTACTAAGTTCCCAAATGTTGCTCAAGAGAATATGCAACTATTTGATAAGGCACGTGTACTAGCAGATGAAAGTACTGGCTTCCCTAGCTTTGCTCATGGTCAAACAGGCGTATCAGGCGTTGGGCGTACAGCCTCAGGTATTAGTATGCTTATGTCTGCTGCCAACGGTTCTATCCGTACAGTAGTTAAAAACGTTGATGACTATTTACTACGCCCACTAGGTAAAGCATTCTTCTCTTTCAACATGCAATTTGACTTTGATGAACAAATACGTGGTGACTTAGAAGTACAAGCATCAGGTACAGAAAGCTTAATGGCTAACGAAGTAAGATCCCAGCGCTTAATGCAGTTCTTACAAGTAGCACAGAATCCAGTACTAGCTCCTTTTGCTAAGATGGATTACATTATACGTGAGATTGCTAAGTCTATGGATCTTGATCCTGATAAGGTTACTAACTCTATGGCAGACGCTGCTATCCAAGCTGAGATCCTCAAAGGCTTCCAGCAACCAGCACAGCCTCCAGAAGCACCTGAGGGTGTACCTGCACCAGAGGGGGGCGAACAAGCGCCACAGACTCCTCAGGGAGGCGTACAGGACACATCTGGTGGTGGAGGTGGACAAATAGGTATGGGTACAGCACCAGTTCCAGGCGAACAAGGATTTAGTGGTAATGTCGCTTAAGGGTTTTGTAAACAATCAGATATCGTGGGAATCGTTTCTCTCTGAGTTAGAGGAGCGTATTTCTACACAACATCGTAGTATGGAAACTGTTACAGATACTGCTGAACTATACAGGCATCAAGGTGCTATACGTGCGCTACGTCAACTTCAATACTTGAGGGATAAAGTAAATGGATGACTTAGATAATCAAACTGAAGAAATGTTTCAAGGTGGAACTACAGATCAATGGCGTGATTATGCAGATTCATTACAGGTTAATATTCCTGAGATATCTATAAAGGATGCAACTACTTTTGTTGCTAGTATGACACCTATTATTGGTGATGCTATGGCGGCTAAAGAAGTCTATGATGAACTACAAAAGGTTAATCCTAATTACTATTTAGCTGGTGCTTTAGGTGGAGCTGCTATTGTAGGTCTTATTCCTGGAATAGGAGATGCCGCTGCTAAAGCTATAAAGAATGGTGCTAGAGAAGTATTTGATGTAGCTAAGCGTGTAAAAATAAAACCCAATAAAAGAATTGATTATGGTGTATCAAAGACAGGTGTACCTCAGATAAACATGATTTCAGACACACCAGCAGGTGTATTTGATAAAACTGTAACACAGTCTGCTGTGGATCTTATGGACGAACCTGCTTTTGGTGAAGGCTTTTCACGTAGGTTAGAAAAAGTTGCTCAGGAAAATAGTATAGGAGCAGGTGATACTACGTTTATGCCTATGCAAGTTTATTCAGAATTAGCAGACCGAGTAAAGAGTAAAGACTTTAAAGTAGTACCTAGCAAAACTAAAAAAGTTTCACGTACAGATTTACCACCTGCAGAAAACTCAGCACGTACACAAATTGCTGGTACACTACCTACCTATAAGAAAGCAGATAATCTTTTAACAGAACTATCAGGAAAAGGTAAAACTTTAGACTTTGGAGCAGGTTTAGGTTTATCTAAAAAAGAACTAGGTTTTGATACATATGAACCTTTTCCTAAAAAGGATTTTAAACCTGACTTTACCGATCCGTCTGATATACCTTCTAATTCCTACAAAAAAGTAACTAATCTTAATGTGCTAAATGTAGTACCTAGAGATGTAAGAGATACTATTGTAAAAGATATAGGTCGTATTTTAGAGCCAGATGGCAGGGCTATTATCACTACTAGAGGTAGAGATGTCATGTCTGCAAAAGGTAAGCCTGGCCCAGAAGATATGTCTATCATTACTACAAAAGATACATATCAAAAAGGTTTTACACAACCAGAACTAAAATTATACATACAAGAAACACTGGGTAAAAGTTTTAATATTACTAATAATAAGTTAGGTGCAGCAGGAGTTACTGTACATAAACTACCCAACAAAGGCTATGCAGAAGGTGGCACAATAATGGATGAACAAATGAGAAAAGCTTTCGCATTGGGCGGTAGCGTAGATTTAGATACAGTACCAGACAACACTCAGGGTATTGATCCTGTGTCAGGTAACGAAGTTCCTATGGGTTCTACCCCAAAAGAGGTACGTGACGATATACCAGCACAACTAAGTGAAGGTGAATATGTCGTACCTTCTGACGTAGTACGCTTCTATGGTGTTAGGTTCTTTGAGAACTTACGAGCTAAGGCTAAGTTTGGTTATCAAGATATGGCTCAGAACGGACGTATTGGTGGTGAGCCTGTAGATGAACTTGATGGTATGATGTTTGATGTATCAGAACTAGAAGTAGAAGATGATGGCGAACCTATGGCAATGGCTGAGGGTGGTTATGCTCTATCTCCTGGTGACGAAGGTTATGCAACTATGGGTGCGCTGGGCTTAGGTATTGAAGGTATTGGTGCAGGTTATGATTCAACAGGCGGTGCACCTACTGTAGAAGTTCGTACATATGTTAGCGAATCTGGTCATACTATTTATATAACATTTATTAATGGTAAGCCTCAAACGTCTATACCTCCAGGTTATACACTACAAGAAGAGACTACTGCAGATACTACAAGTACTGCTACTACTACTGCAGCGCAACCAGAACCGCAGGTCGCAACGCCTAGAGGTAGAGATAGAAGTTCTCAACCCATGCCAACACCTAAGGCTATTAACTATAAAACCCTTACTACAGAAGAAATTGCTAAGATGTTAGAAGATCAAACTTCTACTAAATCTACAGCAATAGCATTTGGTGCAGGTGCTATTAATCCTGTATTAGGTCTTTTTGTTAAGGGTGCTATGATGGATAGTGCTAGACGATTAGAGAATGAGATAGAACGTAGGATTGCTTCAGAAGAATATGCAGGAGATAGAGGCGTTCTTGAAGATATGTTAAAAGCATCTAAGGAAGGTAAACCTGGTCTGATCCAGAAAATCTTTGGTGCAGTAAAAGATGCATTCGTTCCTGAGACTCAAGAAGAAGCAGAAGCTCTTGAAGTAGCTATGCAGATGGATACAGGTGACGTATCACAGTTTGAAGGTGATATAAATCTAGATGTAGATCCTATTGTTAAAACTGAGCCAGCACTACAAACAGAAGCAGAAATCATAGCTCCTACAACAGGTAAAGTTTCTACTTATGTAGACCCTGTAACTAGAGAGGAAACAAAGTTTGAATCCTATGGTCAGGTTACTAGGAACGGTGTGTATGCTGGTGACGGGTTTGAATGGTACGAAATGGATGTAAAAGGTAGTGATGGTGCACCTGTCTTAGGTAGAAGGTACACAGGTGAAGGTGAAGATAATAACCTAGGTCAAGATACTATCATAGCAACTGAACTTGGTTATGGAGATCCAGCAGACAGAGAAGTGTTTGTAAAGATAGCTGATATATCTCTGGAAGAAGGTAGTGAGTTTGCAGCTACACAAGGTTCAGCAAATGATGGAGACTTCTTAGAGTTCTTAAAGACAGGAAGCTTTGGAGCTAGTGAGTCTTTTGCAGATCAAGAAGGTAAGGACTTTACTCCAACACTTACATATGGAGATGCTTTAGCTGAAGTTAAAGATACAAAACCTTATATACCAGAAACAGTAGATGCAGGAGCTTCATCTACTTATGTTCCTATAAGTCCTGAGCTAGAGACTCAAATGAGTGATGCCGTTGATGCTGCAGCTTTATCATTCCAACAACAACAAGAGGCTAATCGTAAGCGTATAGCAGAGATTGAAGCTAACGAAGCTAGACTAGCAAAGATTGAAGCTGACAAACAAGCACAGGCAGCAAGAGAAGCAGAGGCAGCTGCTCAAAGAGGTAGAGATGCGTTTAGAAGTTCTATGGTTAAAACAGGGTCTGTTGCATCTAAAGCAAGAAAAAGAGGTGCTTCAGATACTCAAGTAAAAACAATATTAAAAGAGGGTAAAAAAGCGTCTCAGAAAATGTCAGATATAGCAACAGGTAGAAATACTACAGGTCGCGTAGGTTTTAAAGAAGGAGGTTTAGCCTCTAAGAAGAAAACCAAGAAGAAGAAGTAACTACAAAAACTTCATATAACAATAAGGCTACCCAGCTTAGGCTGGCCCCATCATAAGGAGTACAACATGATACAAGAGCCACAAGAAACTACGCCGATTAAAACTACATCGGCTTCACATCAAAGAAATGATGCACGTGTTAAGCGTGATCAAGAAGAACTAGAGGCACTGCTAAAGCAAGCACGTGGCGAGACAGATGAAACAGAAGAAGCTGTTGAGGCGAAACCCAGTAGCGAAGATCCTGTCGAACCCAAAGTTCAGACAGAGAGTAGTACCGAACAAGAAGAAGAACCCGAAGGTGAAGCACAAGAAGACGATGCTGAGTTAAGTGGTGAAGAGAAAAACTTCAAGAAACGGTATGGTGATCTACGCCGACACATGCAGGATAAAGAGAAAGACTTTACTGCTAAGCTTGACAAGCTAGAGAAACAACTGGATCTTGCAACAAAGAATGAGCTTGTGCTTCCTAAGTCAGAAGAAGAGATTGAAGCTTGGGCTAAGAAGTTCCCAGATGTTGCAGGTATTGTAGAAGCTATTGCAGCAAAAGAAGCTGATAAGAAGTCATCTACTCTAGATGCTAGGCTTGCTGAGATAGAAGAGTTACGCTCTAGTGCAAAGCGAGAAAAAGCTGAGGCTGAGTTAGTGCATATGCACCCTGACTTTGTATCTATTAGGGAAGACGATGCTTTCCACACATGGGCAGACAATCAACCTAAGTGGGTACAGGATGCTTTATACGAGAATGTAGACGATGCTAAATCTGTATCTCGCGTTATTGACTTGTACAAAGCTGACAATGGTATCTCTACAAAGAAAGCTAATTCATCTGATAAAGGCGCAGCGAGTTCTATAAAGAGTAAACGCTCAGCTGCACCAGAGTCAGACGACAGTTCATCTTACTTACGTGAGTCACAAATTGCTAAGATGAGCATTAAAGAATACGAAAAGCGTCAAGAAGAAATAATGGACGCTCAACGTAAAGGTAAATTTATTTACGATTTATCAAAGAAATAGTTGACATCTGTTAAAAGATGTGTACAACTAGAGGCATGTGCAGTGAGGGTTTTTGGATTTGTTCCCTGTACTGCACATGCTTATAACTAAGCTCTATCCAAGAAAAAGAACTACCTCGGACTAAAGGCCCAGCGCTCAAAGGATGGCGATCCCAAAAGCAAAGCTGACTACCCTAATAGTAAGAGCCTCTTTAGTTGGTATGAAGCGTATAATGTCACGCCATATCTATAAGGAGATTACACAATGGCTATTACTTCCGCAAGTGGTGGATTTAACGGAAACTTTTCCCCGATTATCTACTCAAAACAAGCACAGATCGCACTTCGTCGTGCAGCTGTAGCTAACGCAATCACTAATAACTCTTACTTTGGTGAGATTGCAAACCAAGGCGACGTTGTTCGCATTCAAAAAGAACCAGATGTAACTGTAAACGCTCTTGAGCGTCACACAGCTATCTCTGTTGAAAAGTTGAATGATGAAGACTTCTCTTTGACTATTGACAAAGCTAACTACTTTGCGTTCAAGATGGATGACATCGAGGACCAATTCTCAAATGTTGACTACGTTAGCCTAGCTGCTGACCGTGCAGCGTTTAAGATGGCTGACTCAATGGATGCAGACATTCTATCATACATGTCAGGTCACACAACTGCAGGTGCTTTTATTACCGCAACATCAGGTGATGCACAGCACGACACAGCTGGTAACCTAACAGGTGAATTTTTAACTGCTAACCATTTGGACGCAACGGACTTCGGTTCATTGGGTTCTGCTGACTCTGCTTCAACAGCATATGCTGCTGGTGATTCAATCCCATTGGCTCCACGTCTTCCAGGCGCAACAGCGTTGTCTACAGCGACTGTTTCACCTTTGACAGTGGTTGCTCGTATGGCACGTCAGATGGATACAGCAAATGTTGATTCAAGAGGTAGATGGCTGGTATTAGACCCGGTATTTATTGAGATGCTCAAAGACGAAGATTCACGTATGTTGAATGCTGACTTCGGTGGAGCAGGTCTACAAAACGGCTTGGTCTTAAACAACCTACACGGCTTCCGTATTTACCAATCCAACTCTTTACCTGCTAAGGGTACAGGTGCTGGAACTTCTGGTGCACTAGCACAAGACGTAAACTTTGGTGTTATCGTAGCTGGACAAGACGATGCAGTTGCATCTGCTGAGCAGATCAACAAGGTTGAGAACTATCGTGACCCAGATTCATTCGCTGACATTGTTCGCGGTATGCATCTTTACGGGCGCAAGATTCTTCGCCCAGAAGCATTAGTCACAGCGCACTACAACGCTGCGTAATAAAACTTAATATTGGGGCTGGTTTTGTACTGGCCCCTTTATACACATTTGAAATTCTGTAGGAATTAACATGGCGACTTATATAAACTTAGTGAACGAATTACTTCGTCGTCTTAACGAAGTCGAAATTAGTGAAGCAGATTTTACTACAACTAAAAACGTTCAGTCTCTAGCTAAAGATGCTGTTAATTCTTCTATACGTGAAATATTACAAGATGCACAAGAGTGGCCTTTCACTTTAGTAACATATGAACACACACTAGCTTCTGGTACTAGCACGTATGAATTCCCTGCTGATTATTCAAAAGCTGATTGGGAAACCTTTTATCTAACAAGTGCACAGTCTGCCCAGCCAACACATCTACCTAGTATTTCTTACGAAAGTTATGTATCCGAGAAGAGAAGCATAGATGATGTAGCTGGTGTAAGTGGTCATGGTAAACCTACTACAGTATATAAAACACAGAGTACTAAGTTTGGAGTTACACCTCCCCCTGATGCTGCTTATGTTATAGAATACAGCTACTGGAAGTTTCCTGCAGACCTAACATTAAGCACGGACACTTGTATAATACCAGATAGATTTAGACATGTAGTACTTGATGGTGCTATGATGTACTTAATGCACTTTAGATCTAATGAACAGTCTGCACAGCTACACGCCGATAAGTTTAAAAAAGGTATAAAGACTATGCGTAGACTATTAGTAGATACTAAGGACTACCTAAGGTCTACTGTAATAAACAGAATGGGTAACTCTTTCTATAAGAATGATGTCTAGATGGTAGATAAACTAAATACATACCTGTCAGTTTGTGCTGGAGGGTTGATCACTAATGTTGATCCCTTGACCCAAGCTTCAAACCTATCAGGTAGTGCTATACGTATGATAAACTATGAACCTGCCCTAGCTGGTGGGTATCGTCGTATTAGTGGGTATGCTAATGACTATGGTACTGTTCCCGGTACAGGTGCTGTACTAGGTGTAGCAGTAAATGGTAACTTAGACGATGGTATATTTGCATGTAGAAAACCTACATCAGGGCATGACTACTTGTATAAATGGCAGGACTCCAATGATTCTTGGGTAGCTATACCCGAAGCTGGTAACCCTGACATGACCAATGTTAGTAAAGTAAGATTTACTAGCTTTAACTGGTCAGGTGAAGTGATGCTTCTTACTGATGGTGTAAATCCTGCAGCTACATATAATGGTACTGCATATTCACAGATAACACATGCACAAGCTCCAAATAACCCTAAGTACTCTGAAGAGTTTGCATCTCATATATTCTTGTGCGGTGATTCATCTGAGCCTTACAATATATACTTTAGTGCTCCACTAAACCATTCTGACTTCAGCCCTGCTAATGGTGCTGGTGTTATTAACGTAGGTTATACTATAACAGCTATTAAAAAGTTCCGTAACCAGTTATACATCTTTGGTGCTAATAATATCAAAAGACTGATAGGTAATAATGCGGCTAACTTTACACTAGAAAATGTTACATCAAATATGGGTTGCCTTGCACCTGATTCTGTGGTAGAGTTTGGTGGTGACTTATTATTCTTAGGTCCTGATGGTATACGTCCTATATCTGGTACTGATAAAATAGGTGATGTTGAACTTGCTACTGTATCTAAAGAAATACAGTCTATATTTGATAACTATTATTTATCAGAACAAATTGAAGACATTAGTATTGTTGTACTAAGAAAAAAGTCACAGTTTAGATTCTTCTTTAAGAATGATTCATCTCTATCTTTGATAGGTGGTATACGTAAGAGTCAGAATAAACAGAGTATCTTTGAGTATAGCCAGTTGATTGGTATAGAAGCTAATTGTGTAGATAGTGGTTACATAGGACAATTTGAACATGTAATACATGGTGATGGATCAGGTAAAGTACATCGTCAAGAAAGAGGTAATAGTTTTGAAGGTGGAGATATATTTAGTTTATACCAAACACCTTACTTTTATATGCAAGATCCAGAGGTACGTAAGGTAGTACATAAAGTAAATACATATCTTAAGTCCGAGGGTAACACAGAAGTTTTTGTTGGTGTATCCTACGACTATGATGATACAAATACAGTAAATCCAACAAACTATGAGTTTAGCACGGAGGGTGCGGCTTCAGTTTATGGTACGGCTATATATGGAGCAGGTGGTATATACGATGGTAACCCATCACCTAAAACTCTTACCAACATATCAGGATCAGGTAACTCTGTTTCAGTAAATTATGTTACCAACAATACAAACGCAAGTCATACTATACAGGCAATAGCCTTGACGTATGAGACAGCCGACAGGAGATGATACTTTGGCAGGTTACGTAAGACAGTCTATAGCAGACATAGTACCAACAGCTACACTACGTGCAGCCCCTATTAACGCTGAGTATAACAAACTCCGTGATGCATTTGCTGTATCAAGTGGACACAAGCATGATGGTTCAACAGGAGAAGGTGGATACATTCCTCTTATCGGTGATGTTGATGCATTAAACAAAGTTTCTATAAACACTAACAATAATACAGTAGGTGTATTCGTAGAAGTATCTTCAGCTGCTGTAGAACAAGTGCGTTTCCAGGATGGTGTTATACTCCCAGTTACTACTAACGACATTGACTTAGGTTCAACTTCAGCTAAGTTTAAAGACTTACACTTACAAGGCACAGCTACTCTAGCTACTGTAGATATTAATGCAGGTAATATTGATGGTACTATCATCGGTGCTTCATCACCTACATCTGCTACATTTACAAGTGCTACACTAAACAATAACCTGAGTGTTACAGGTACATCAACACTTGTAGGCACTACAACTATTACATCAGTAGACCTAAATTCTGGTGCTATTGATAATGCTGTTATAGGTTCAGCTACACCAGCGGCAGGTACATTCACTACACTTAATGCTAACACTTCTTTAGTAGCCGCTACTGCGGATATTAATGGCGGTACGATAGATGGGGCTGCACTAGGTGCGTCTTCTCCAAGCACAGGCTCATTCACTACATTAGGTGCATCAGGCACATCAACTCTCGCTACTGTAGACATTAACGGTGGTAACATCGATGGTACTATTATAGGTGCATCTACAACAGCCGCAGGTAGCTTCACAACGCTATCTACATCAGGTCAGGCTACACTAGCTACCGCTGACATTAATGGCGGTTCTATAGACGGCTCTACGATAGGTGCTAACTCTGCATCTACGGGTACATTTACTACACTGACTGCTTCTGGCGGTATCACTGGATCGCTGACAGGAAACGTAACTGGTAATGTTACAGGTAACGTAACAGGAGATGTTACAGGCAATGTTACAGGAAATCTAACAGGTAACGTAACC